TAAAGTCGGAGCTGGTCACTGACGTTTCTGACAACAAAGATGCCAAGCCATTTGCATGGATAATAATGTTGCGACCTTCTGGGGGGACGTTGCTCTTGTCCAGAAGTTTCTTAGCTTCGCGCAACTTGGCCATGTTCATATTGGTATCAGAACCGCCGATATCGTTACTAACAGTCAAAGCCGTGCTAGATGCTGCTAGAGCATCAAGGATCAGTTGGTCTTGACGGCGGCCAATTGCGTTAGCAAGAACTTGTGCCAACTCTTGACGCTCATCAAAGTTAACTTTAGCTTGGCTGAAAATGTCGCTGTATTCAGCAGCATTCCAATCAGCCAATGTGCAAGTGATGGTAGAGAAAGCAACATTGAGTGGGGTTACATCAGCCTGTGGAATACGGGGAGTTGCTACGCCACGGCCAACCTTTGGAAACTTTACGGTAGATCCTTCGACACCACGGCGCTGACGTACAGCACTTACCAATTGAGCCTTGCCTTGGTAAGCCTGTTTTACTTCAGCATCGAATAGGGTGACAAAGGCGTTAGATAGAGATACGCTCATTTGTGTTCTCCTAAGAACAGGTTTAAAAAAAAGGGTTTCGCTATTGGTGTGCCGTAGGATTACGGGCCTGGCTTGCTGATTACGTCAGCCAATCGTCAAGGATACTTGAATTAAGGGCCGCAAATACGGTATGCCTTAGAACCCTTTTACATTATTATTATTACATAGTCAAACACTTAGTAAAAAATGAGCAAAAAAAAACCCGCCGAAGCGGGCAAAGGGCACTACCAAGATTTAATTCTGGAATTGAGCTGCAAACATCTTCTCTACTTTAGCTCTGTATGAGACATCTGTCTTGTATCTAGGGTCAGAAACCATCTGATACAGCTCATCTTTAGACGGGGCACCATCTATAGGGGCGCTATTCATTGGGATTCGACCTTCATAACTCTGCCTTAACTTCATCAGAGCCTTGATCCCGTTGGCTGTGCCACCCATAACCTTAAATTCATTAAAGTCATCCGGTCCCCAGACTCCCTTGTTAACTAGACCATTGGCCCAGTCTACCATACCCTTAATGATGGCATCCGAATTAGCCCCTAAAGACTTCTTTTCTTCAGCTGCATTAAAGTTTGACACCTCTGCTTTAGAAGCGTTTAACTCAACAACCTTTCCTACGAGGGAGTCTAGTGCGGCTTGGCTAACTCCATACTCTTTAGCCCAACCTTCGACGTGCTGACGGACTGGATCGGTATCTGGAACAGAGCCGAATGCAGCGTAATCGTAATTGCCATCTACAGGAGCCTTGTGCTTTCCTTGGCTAATCTGCTTACGTAGGTCTGTCCATGACTTGGCGATAGCCTCAAGATCTGGCTCCGCGTCTTCTTTCTTCCAGAAATTCTCAGGCCACCACGCTGGGCGATCTGCCGGAGTATCACTCTCCTCTGGAACTCTATGATCTATAGTAACTTCTTGTGGCGCTACAACGTCTGTTGGTGATGTAATTCCTGCCAGTAAGCCCTCACTATTCTCTGATTGGGGCTGGCTCTTGCTTTCTTCCATTAATTACTCCTTAAAGTTTTTTTGACCTCTTAATTCTAGCTTCTAAATCCCTCACCACGGAACATTGCCCTTCTCTGTAATATCCGAAGCTTGGGTCCGACCCTGGAACGCATACTGGATGCTCTATGATGGTTTGTCTAAGCCACGCAAGCAGCTTAGCTCCATCCTCACTTCCAAACACACGAAGACATAACCGGTCAGTATCTTCCCTTGCAGTTATTACTTCCCGTATATCTGTAACGGTAGCTGACGCTAACCCTTCCCAACCATCTTCCACTTATTTGTATCCTTTTTCATCTTTGATAACTGTTTATTAATCCACGATATACGCTTTGGAGGAGCGTCTGGTGGGGCTGGTGCAAACATTTGACATCCATGCACGTATTGATAGCTTTGATACTCCCAGTCAGGCTTCTTAGCACATAGTCCAAATCCATACTTAGACATATCTAAGGCTTGCAAGGAGAAGTTCTTGCAGTCTACGCACTTCATCCCATTATAGCGCCAGGGTTCTTAGCCATACCTTCAACAACTTTAGATGCAAGCTCTGGATTCTGCTGTGCAACCTGTTGAGCTGCATCGGTAGCCTGCTGAATCATCATCTGACGCTCGGCTGGGCTATTCATAATGACGCGAGGGATAGCCATCTTCTCTGCAATCAGATCTAGCATTGCGCTAACCTTAATCATCATCTTGCCTTCCTGCCCAATGCTCTCGGCTATCTTCATGAATTGAATAATGTTTTGCACTTCTTCCATAGACTGAGACATAGCCAATGGCGATACAGGGGTGATCTTAATCTCTAGCCCGTTCACGCGTAGTGGTAAGTCTATCAGCCCACGGTCATCCATTATATCCAGTATCTTGGATACTATAGGAATCATTGTTTCATTAATCAGTCTACCGAACGCAGAGCCAAGGTTTTGGGATAACTGCTTCATCCTCTCCATAACCTCAGTAGCGGATCTAGCGCTCATATTGTCTGGTGGCAGGCTCTCATCCAGCAGAATGGACTTAATGTTCATCCTCAAGTCATTCATAATGATCTGAGAGACATTAAAGTCACCAGCTCTAGGCAAAGGCTTCAGAGCCTCACCTTGTGGCCCACCGTTACGGGCAACAGGTATGATGGCACCAGGGCTTATTTGTACCGTGTTGGGATTGAGTACGCCATCGTCAGCAGCGGTGTAGACTCCGGCGATTGCTAGACTTGCATTCTTCAGGACAAGCTCAAGAGTCTTGTTGAGCGTTTTAATATCTGGAAGCGCTGTAATTAACGGACCTCTGCCGTATATCTCACCAGCCACCTTCATGTAACGTGCAACAATCCACGGGCTAGACTTCATTTTGCGGTACACAATCTGAGACTTACTCTCTTTGTGTATCACATAATACATAAATTCACTCTTTTCTGCATCAAATATGGTTGCCTCAAGCAATTCCACGTCTTCTGTTGGAGTGTTCTCAACCAGAGTCTTAAGCCTGCCCTCAATGATAGCGTCACTCCACTGTTGCTGGATAGACTCAGCCTTAATACGCATCCGGCGGTAGACGTTATCCACTTTACCGTTAGCACCTTCCTCAAAAGCCACAAGGAACTGAGGTACCGGTATGAAGTTAATAGGGTTAACGTCATCACCTGGCTGAATCATCATAACAGCGGTGCCAACACACAGGTCTAGGAGGAACTCTCCCATGGCGATGTCAAAGTTGGACTGCTTAATTGCAGCGAACAGCTTGTCGTTGTAGACTTCTAGTGCTGTTTGAGCTTCAACCCGTCTATCCAAAGGGATATCTGGACCAGGCTCAAGTCGGCACCACTTAGATTGTGGAGGGAAGATGCCAGATTGGATTCTATTGGCAAATCTTTGGGTTGAGTTGATGGCTGTAGCATCAAAGATACGGTTCATCTTCTTTGCACCACCTACATTACCATCGTAGAACCCGTCATACAGGTTACGTTGTGGCAAAGCGAACTCATAAGCGTCATCGTACAGGCTTCTGAAGTCCTCTTTCTTCCTGATCGCTATGTCATGTCTTTTTAAAATGTCAGCAACGGTCAGTTTCTTATCCATAGTAAACCTTTAAAGTTTTATGCACCCTAAATATCATTTGCTTGGAGCGTCAGAAGCTTCGTCGTCATCAGCAAATGGGGACTTGCCAGCTTTAACACGAGTGCTCGCGTGGTCAAATGCTTTTTTCATTATAGATCTCGGCATATTGCTAAAAAAAGATTTATCCTTAAGATCTGTCTTTAACAAGTAATCAAGTTCTTTTTTATTAAGAGTTGGGACAATCAATGGGATGTCCATTTCCTCACCATTCATGCCAACCCCAACAGATATTTCTGTTGATACACCGCCATCTGGACGCTCAAGCTCGCCAAAGAACCCCATGCCTTTTGCAGAACCATCCTTTCTATCGCCATAGTCCATAATTAACCTTTAGTTTCAGCAAGTTGCACGATTACTCATACCAGTCCAAGTGGACTTGAGCGATTTCAGCTGTGTTGCTGCGATTAGTAACACGAAATAAATAGGTGGTCAATGGGCTTAAAACGTATTCATCTATTCCTGCCGCCCCACCACTGCTCCCCGATCCTTGGCCGGTAATGATTTGGCCAGCAAATAGCTCTGTTCCTATACTAGAGACTGTTGGATTAATAGTTGATGCGCTTTGGCTAGCAATTGTAGAAGACCTATTCCGCTTTTTCGTAACTCCAGCTGTCCCATTGCTAACAGTTGAGCCTTCGTATATATAAAACTCAGCAGAGCCACCACACAGATAGGTGGCTACTATGTGTGGATATACGCCACTGGCAAAGGCAACAGCTATGTCAAGACTTGCACCGGCCGCTAACTTATTACCGTTATTACGGGTAACGTACAGACAGTACGCACGACCCTCCTGTAATCTAAGGTGGTTAACATCTTCCGTTGGAAGCGGTTTGTCAGAGCCAACCAATTGCTGTACAGAGAACATATCTGTATAGCTTGGCGATACGCTAATAGAATGGGTATCAGTCGAATCCCTTAGTACAGTAATTGGCATTACTATTTAATACCAGCACCTAGAGACTCTGACATAACGCCGGTTTCAGGAGCCATCCGTTCTTGCGAGAGAAGTGCTCTGTTACCACCGGTAAGTCTGGTTTTCCTCTTAGCAGCAAGTTCCTCTGCCAGCTTGATCTTGGTAGCATCAGCATCGGCTGCCAACTTTAAGGTTTCTTCCTTTTGCATTTGGAGCTGCTCTGCTGCTGCTGCTGCCCCACCGCCTCCGCCTCCACCCATACTACCTCCTAGACATTATGTAACAATCCTGTTTGTCTTGAGTAAATTGAATTAACTTACCTTCAATATTAAAACCCAAGAATTCGCCCCATTTAACGGCTCTTTCATTACTGCTTTTAACATGAATCTGCAATCTATGCAACTTTAAGGATATTTCACAGATGTCAGCGAAGGTTAGAGCACACTTAGATAAGGCTAACGGCCTCTTGAAGGTATCCTTACTAAGCAATGCCCACAACTCAGCAACTCCATGCCACATTAGTATGCAGCCAAATAAGGCTACAGGTTTGTTATGTAGGTGCACTGTCAAGGAGTAAGCGCCATATCTCCTTTGTATTTCAATGGTTTGCTTTAAAACAGCAAGATGCTCACTTGTCAGTCCCCAAAACTCTACAGCAGCAATATTATCTACATCACCTATCTCTGATGGCCTATATTCCACGCCAGCAATACGCGGCAAGTGTTTAATAACCTCTTTAATGTCCAAATACATCGAAGTCAGCGTTAATAACTGTCTTAGCAAAGATTGTAGAGGAATGCGACTGCGTGCTTCTGGTCATCCTTTTATGCTCGCCACCACCAAGCAGTAGGTAGCCAAACGCATCACCTACGTGGGAGTGCTCATTCTTGTTAGGCGCATCTCTAAACCTCTCGTGGCCAGCTCCAACAGAGATTCTCTTGAAGTGATAGCCACCAGACAGGGACTTTCTAAGCATCTTGCAGGAAGTAGATACAATCAGGCCAGGCTTCCCAGCGATTAGCCTCTGCATCGGGGCTGCACCAGACTCGCGCCTTACCTTAAAGTCATTGGATGGAGTAGGCTGCGCCCTAAGTCCTAGTGTTCTAAGGTGGTCAAACGCTGTAACCTCATAGATCTGGTCCCGCTGCATCCCAGCAGGATCACCCCATATCATTACTTGGGCATTAGGAAACCTAGCATTTAACTCAGCAAGTAATTGCTGGCCGAATCTCTCCAGACCCATGTCAGAAGTAACGATCTCGTGCAGGACTATCCATCTACCATTGTTCAAACGTTGGCCTATAACCGCAGCAGGGGTTAATCCAAAGTCTAAACCTATCTGTATGGGCAGGGATGGGTCGTATTCAACGTCCCCACTCATTAGAGCATCGTTATATTCAATCCAGACAGGTTTACCTTCTTGCACATAGGTATACTTACCTTCTGCATAACACCTGATCCAGTCCAAGTTCTTGCCGGCAAGCATCTGTATGTAGTAACCAGGAGGCAGGTTATTGATGTTCTCAGCCCTCTGGTTGATCTTCCACCACCTACCTGATGCAAAGATATGGTCATTAGCTTCTGGGTTCTCAGGGAGATCTCCAGGAGCAACCTCTATAACTCCACCTGGTTGTTTAAAGAACTCCCATCCATACTTACCGGTAACCTTTTCCTTTTCTGCCATACGGAACCACCAATGATCGTCATCCATTGGGTTAGTATCCATCCATATGCCATGCCAAGAGGGGCCACCATCCCTTTGTGTGGGGTAACGACCAACCCGATGGG